GCGTGCCCCATCGATGGAGCTATCCTCGTTATTCGCGCTGATGGTATTCGGAATTGCCCTATTGGGAATTATCGTTGGCCCCGGTGAACCTAACAATTTAAACCCGTTATAGCAAGACCGTAGCTATTATGCAGCTTAGAAAGCAGGGGTTGTAATGGCAAATTGGCTTTGCTCTCGCGAGTCCGTTAAGCGAGCTCTCGGCATCAATGGTATCGCCCGCGATAGGTTTATCGATGAGGCGATAGAGTCCATGAGCCGAAGTATCGAGAGATGGTGTCGCGGGCGCATATTCATTCCACAGACTCAGACCCGCGATTACCGCTGGCCCCCACGCCAGTCCTCAAAGGGTGGCACCCTCTGGCTGGATTTCGACTTGTTGTCGGTGACTACGCTCAAATCCGAGGCGCAGAATACCAGCCCCACCACCATAGCCGCTACCGACTACTTTACGGAGCCGACCAATGAAGGCCCGCCTTATGACCGGATAGAGATAGACGCTTCTAGCTCTGCGGTTTTCGCTTCAGGGGACACGCCACAGCGTTCGATATCTGTGGCGGGCTCCTGGGGTTACTCCAACAACACGCGCTCGGTGGGTACCGTGTCTTCGGGTTTGGCTTCTAGTGCAACAGACACTGAATTCGTTTGCTCCGATGGTTCCGTGATAGATGTGGGCGACACGCTCTTAATCGAGAGTGAGCAACTATTCGTGAGTGAGAGAGACTTCGCTGCCCTCGGGTCCGTACTGGTGAACGATGCGGGGATTACCGCTAGTCAAGCGGACAATACCATTACGCTGGACACTAGCCATGGTGTTGTGGCGGGTGAGGTTATCCGGTTGGATTCGGAACAACTCTATGTGGAAATGGTAGACACCAACCTCTTGACGGTAATTAGGGCCTACAACGGCACTCTGCTGGCTACACACGCCGATGATACAGCAGTCCATATAAATCGCACCTTGACAGTGGAAAGGGCCATAAATGGCACCACAGGGGCAACCCACGCGGATACTACGGCGATGTCCAAGTACGAGCCAGAGTACAACATAGTGGCGTGGTGCCGACGTGAGGTAATCGCTCAATTGCTGCAGGAGAAGGCGGGTTGGGCGCGGGAGATAAACAGTGGGGAGGCGGCTAGAGAATTCCAGGGTGTGGACATTGAAAAGCGGCGGATCATGGATATAGATCATTACCAGCCCCTGAGGATGGGGGCAATATGACGATGCCGCAGGAAATGCAGGAACACGGTAACGACATGGCTATCACGGTGCTCTCGGAGCTACTACGCGGGTTAGAGTATGGGGACATGGAGTTGGAGTCTTTGGCTCAGATGCGGGGCTACGTCGAGACTACGACACCCGAAGCGGCAGCGCGGGACTTCGCGGCGACGGGGACTATGACTTACGTCGTCCAGGTACGCCCAACCAACGCACCGAAGTTTGCCCAGAGGCCGGTGGTCTAGATGGTGACGCTCCGGGTAGACGTGCGAACTAAAAGCAAGCTATTCGCTGCCCGAGTGCCGGGTATCAATCGGATCGCTGGCGAGGTAGTCCGAGAGCTAATCAAGTTGGGCTTAGACCGTTTAGATGAAATCCTACGGCCTCGCCCCGCAGGGGTTTATTTGTCGGTTAGTCAGGCAGGACGTAATAAGGCAAGCACCGGACACTTTAGGCGCAGTGTGAACGCAGTCCATAGCAAATCGGCTAGTCGTATACAGTCCAATGTTATTTATGGCCCGTGGTTGGAGGGGGTATCAAGCAGGAATCAGGCCACGCGGTTTAGGGGCTATTCAATGTTCCGCAAGACAGGACAAGAAATTGAGAAAATGGCTAGCCCCTTGTTGGAGAAGCGGGTCAACAAGTTCATAAGGAGCTTGGGATAATGGCCTTTTTGATCAGGGACACGATGGGCGTGATTCAAGACGAGCTCTTGAAGGTCCACTACTTCTCCAGGGTGGAGTTGGGCGAACCGAAGTCTGCGCCGGTGGACGCTGGGATAGTGGTTTACTTTTGGATGGAGTCGATACAGGTGGTGGCTTTAACGCTGGATAAGACCATTGAGGTCTATACGCTTACTGTGCGGGTCCACTCGGGGTTATTCCAAGAGCCGGTGGCGGACATCGAAACCGACATGCAAGAGGCGGTGAGCAAGGCAGATGAGGCGTTATTCGCCAACTTTACGTTAGACAACAAGGTACGCCACATTGACGTTGCAGGGATTTATGGTACGGGCTACCGAGTGGATTGGGGTCACGCGGACATCGGTGGGACGCTCTACCGTGTGGCGGACATCACTCTCCCGTTGTTGGTCGATGATTCAGCAGCATTGGCAGCATAAGGGACGTGAAATACGCAAAACTATTGGCGGTGAACATGATACTGGCCATAGCCTGGGTGAGTGAATGGACTTTATTCCCTTTGGTTGTGCGCTGGGCAAAAAAGGAAAAGGATAGTGATGGCGAATAAAAAGGCTGGCTCCCGAAAGCTCATTGTTTGCAACCCCCATGCTATACCCGATGGTATACCGTTGATGGAGTATGCCGACGGAGAGCAATTCTTTGACGGAGATGAATTCACGGTCCGTCCGGGGACCACTGAGGCGATGATTGATAGACGCATCGCACAGGGTTACTTGAAGGAGGTGTCCCATGGCTAAGCGGTCGGGCTTGGGGATGGAATTTTACTTAGGGGGATATGATCTAAGCGGCGATGTTGCGGCATTGGATAACATCTCTGGGCCGCGGTCGACCTTTGATGTACACGGCATCAATAGGTCAGCAGTGGAGCGGGTGTTGGGTAGAGCGGATGCAGAGATTGACTTCTCGGTGTTTTTTAACGATGCCGCTGGGCAAGAACACCTGGCCCTCCGTAGTCTACCCACTACCGACCGTGTAGTCTTGGCGAATATTAGCTCCACATTAGGGGACCCGTCTGTATTTATGAACGCCAAACAGATTAATTACGATTGGAATAGAGGGGCAGACGGGTCATTGATGGGAACGGTGCAATGCTCGGGGAATAATGCGCCCTTGGAATGGGGGACATTATTGTTACCCGCAGCCACCATATCATCGGCGGGCAACTCGGCATCGGAAAATAACGGCGGAGCTAGTTCTTACGGTCTATCAGCCGTGATCCATTGTACGGCGTTTAGCGGCAGTAATTACACCGCCACTATCCAGCAAAGTTCGGATGATGGCAGTAGTGATGCCTTTGCCACATTGAAAGCATTCACCCAGATTACTGCAGTCAATGCATCTGAGCGGGTAACTGTGACTGGGGCTGTCGAACAGTATCTTAGAGTCAATCACGCCGGTTCATTCTCCAGCGTTGATGTTGTAATCGCCACCCGCCGGGGCGTGGCCAATGACGTGGAATTGACAGCATAATGGTGGATAGGCATGTAGGGCCAGGCTTGTTGATTAAATACCCCCTACCCCACAACCGCATATTTCGGGTAAACCGAGGCCGTCGGGAACGGACTAGTAGAGGTGGGTTTATTTTTGTGAAGGATGCGAGGTGGTTTGAGTCTGCGGATTGTAGGGCTGTCGATTGTGAAGCCTATGCCCAGGGGTGGACTACGATGGTAGACACTAGCAGTGAACTGGGACAGAGGCAGGCCCATTATATCCGCAAGGATTCGGGAAGGCATTTCACCGAACAGAGACAGGGGCCGGAAGAAATTGTGGTGTTTCAGTTTTACCCCGAGCAAAAGTGTTTTGGAGATCACACGCGCCCCATTGAGCGAGACCCGAGGTTCATTCTGCGGGGCCGGGACCATTCAAAGGAAGTCGATTACGACGAATTCTTTGACACATTTAACGAAACCACGGAGCAAATTAGGCAAAGTAACAGGGAGGTATAAATCATGGCGAAAGAAAGCGGCTTAGGATGGAGTACGGCATCAAGGGATGATAGCGCGGGAACTTTACGGGCGTTGGTGAATGACGTCACCAACGTAGATTTTGCGACTCCACGGAATACCCAGGATATCACTGGCATGGACAAATCGGCTATGGAGCGGCTGTTATTGTTGGGCGATTATTCGAGCACCTGGACTATCGTTTTTAACGACGGGTCTAACGCGATGCACGATGTCCACAAGACGGTATGCTCGGCAGACGTGCTGCGTAGTGAGTCCCTGGTTATCAGTGGTCAGACCCTCAACAACGAAGTGGCATTAACCGACTATGCAATCAATCGCGCTGCTACCGGCGAATTAGTGGCTTCGTGCCCTGCGGTTTTGTCCAGTGGGACAGACCCCACTTGGAGTTAAACCATGCCAGCTAAAAACGGGGCTATCTCAAAATACAAGAGCCGGTTTAAGCTAGAGGCTAAGACGGCCCACATCACACTGGACGCCAGCACTGGTTATCCTGGGTTGGAAATGGAAGCGCGGCTGGAAATCAGCATTGACGAATTCTTGCATTTCCGGACGGGTATTGGTGCGGACGTAGACGTTGACTCGGACCAATTGGTGGCCTTGGTCCTGATGTTCGGCGACAAGATGTTGATGGGGTGGAATCTCGACGATGAACATGGGAAACCAGTGCCATCATCTGGTGCCGAATTGTCCAAGCTCCCGATGGCGTTGTCGATGCAGATTATCAAGTCCTGGCTGGACGCTATAGCGGACGTACCCGCCCCTTTAGACAACGGGTCGAACTATGGCAACGGTTCGGGGATGGAGTCGCCCGAGATGGAAGCGTCATTGGCAAGCCTGCCGAACTCGATAGGGCCGAAATAATTGATGGGCTGTGTCGCAGATATAGTTGCCTACCCTCCGAGCTATTGGCTGAGGACGCCAGTCTCTTGTTCCCTATGGTTGTGTTGGTGGGTCTGGGTAAGGACATGGAGAACCAGTAGTGGCTAATGAAGTCCAAATAATAATCAGTGGAACCAGTGCTGGGGCTGACAAGGCGTTTAAGGGTGTCCAGAGTTCCTTCGCCAAGCTCCGGGCTGGCATCATGGGTCATAGCAAGGCCATAGGGCTGGGCATGACGGCTATGGGCGGTGCTATAGTCGGTAGTTTGGGTTTAGCCTTGAAGTCCTACCAGCAACAGGAAATCGGCATCAACCGACTAGACCTAGCCTTGCGGAACGTAGGGGTCAGTTACGCGGGGCAAAAGGCGGAGATAGAAGCGGTAATCGAAGCCCAGCAGCGCAAGACCAACTTTGGGGATGAAGCCCAAAGGGACGCGCTACAAAAGCTGGTTACTATAGGTGGCAAGTGGGAAGGAACACTGGACGCCTTGCGTGTCACCACGGACGTGGCAGCTGGCGCTAGCATAGACCTGAACGCCGCTGCCCTGTTGGTGGGTAAGGCGATAGCCGGTGAGACGTCGAGCCTGTCGCGGTACGGCATAATATTGGAGAAGGGGGCCACCCAAACTGAAATAATGGCGGCGTTGACCAAGCAGTTCGGTGGTGCGGCTGAGGCAGCGGCGGACCCACTCACTCAGCTTAAAAACCGTATGGGCGATGTATTCCAAAGTCTTGTTGCGGAATTGATGCCTGCGATTAACAAGGCGGCGACGGTCATTGAGAAGATAGCGCGTAGGATAATCGAATTCACCGAGGCCCATCCCGAATTGGTGAAATGGTTGGGGGTGGCGGCTGGTGCGATTGGTGGATTGATGCTAGTACTGGGCCCGCTTTTGATTGCGTTACCAGCTATAGCAGCGGGGTTTGGGGTACTGGGCGGTGCAATCACTGTAGCCACCGGGCCAGTGGGCCTCATAGTGGTCGCGATTGCTGGACTCATAGCCATGGCCACCAAGATGGGAGCGGATTGGGGCAAGATATGGGATACGGTCAAAGTTGCGATACAGGGCGCAGGACGAGTAATCACCAATGCTATCGATGGGATTAAAGGGGCCTTGTCGTTTCTGCCGGGCCTACCTGGATTATGGGACGATGCCACGAGTGCGGTTGAGAGGCAACGCACGGCAGTACAAAACCTCACGTCGGACATGGATGGGCTAAGCGTAGCTAAGCTACAATCTCGGCTCATTGAACTTAATAAGTTAGAAGATGAAGCTGTCCAACGATTGAAGGATTTGGATATAACGGGGATTCGCGATGCTGTGCGGGAAGCGGGGCGCATGGTCTTCCCAGCTATTTTCAAAGGGCCCGAGTTTAGTCGGGAGGAAATACTTGCGGACTTGCGCCGTGTGAAGGACGCACAATCCAAAAACCAAGAACAACTAAAAAGTCTGGAACAAGCAACGATACAAGAGACAATAGCAACCGAAAATCTTACCCGTGTCCTAGCATTGGCAGAGGGTGGCCTCCGCGATTGGGCTAACGCCTACTTCGATGCTGCGTCGGTCGTTGTGGAATCAGCCACGGCCATGACCACTAGTACACAACAAGCCGTTGGCACTATCAGTGACGAATTAGCGGAATTACAGGCAGCGGAGGACTCCTTTGCTCAGCATGTCTCTGGGGTGCGCGAGAAGTCACTGGCGGCTTTCATGACAAATATGAACCGGCGGTTAGCTTCTGAACGAGCGGCAGCCGTTGTAAACCAGAACCTGGCTGATGTAAAAGAGCAACTGGAAACCCAGATAGCCGATACCCGCCAGCGTTTCCACGACGACTTTATGAGCCAAATCCAAACGAGCATTGACACCAGGGAGCGGGCTGATAGCGCAGCGGCGACTTTAGCGGCCAACGAACTGGCCCGGCAAGAACAACTCAACGGCGCTTTTAACAGGCAGACCGAATCTTTGCTCTTCAATTTCTCTGCCCAAGGCCAAGCATGGAAAGAGTTAGGCGGCAATGCCGAGTCAGTTATCGAAGCTATGATTGCCACCACCGGCGGAGCGGCGGCGAAGATAATCGCTGACCTGATTGCCATGCGGACGGAAGGGGAATCCTTCAAAGAGCTCCTACTCAGGCTTGATACAGAAGGGACAATCAACCTGGAGAACCTAGCGGCGGCATGGGAGAATCTTGGGAAATCGGCAAAGAAGGCATTGGACGTTATCCCTAAGTCCCAACAGGACGCCGCTGCCAAGGCTGCCAACCTAGCTGGCCAACGGGCTTCGGCTCAACTTGATGTTACCGGTTTCCAGAACCTATCTGCTGAGGCGTCGGCGGCAGGCGGGCCCATACCAACATGGGTTACAGAGGGGCTGGCCGAAGCTGTGAGCCGCCTAAATGCTATTCCCACACGGGCTCACGGTGGCCCGCTACGCGCTGGGCAGGCCGCTTTGGTAGGGGAGTTAGGTCCCGAGATATTCCGGGCCAACACGGGCGGCACTGTCATACCCAACAATAAGCTCGGCGGGAGTCTAACCATCAACTTCACCTTCAACGGTGATGTGGTGGCTCAGGACTTCGAGGAACGGGTACAGCGCAGTGTGTTGGATGCCCTGAACGCTGGCGGATACCCTCAGTTGGCTAGGGCATAGATGGCTGTCGCGACTTACAAATTACAGGTCGATTGGAACGATAACGGCACCTCCTGGACCGATACCGGGGAGGACATCGACATGGGCCGAGTGCGAGGGATTAATTGTTTCAGGGGCAGGGATAGAGCCTCCCAATTGACCGGCTTATCAATTGGCGGGCGGTTTAGCGCACAAGTAGATAACCGGAGCGGGGATTACAATTCCTTCAACTCCAGTTCGCCCATCGCCGGGAATATTGTGCCAGGTAAACCAGTGCGATTGTTAGCTACATCCGCCAGTCAGTCTGATCAGGTGATTTGGCAGGGCCACCTCAGCCGCGTCCGCCCACGGCCGATTAGTGGCGGTGATAACGTGGTGAGATTAGAAGGGCACGGCCCCCTATCCCAGATTAACGTCCATACCATGTCGTTGGCTATGCGGACATCGGAAACTACTAATGTGACTATTGGGGCCATTTTGGATGAAATCGGGTGGCCTACGGGCTTGCGGACGCTGGGAACGGGCCAGACAACCATCACTAGATATACTGCAGATCGTAAGTTCCCAGTGACAGCCATCCGGGAATTAGCCGCGGCGGAGAATGGGTTTATCTGGGAGGGGAACGACGGGAAGATTAATTTTGACAATCGCCACGCGAGGCTCGTAGGGGCTGCGTTGGTGAGTCAAGCCACGTTCAGCGATGCCAGTGGTGCTGCCCGGCCTTATAAAGCGATCGAGCAATTAGACCCGCTTGACAGTTTATTTAATATTTTCAGCGCTGCCGTGACGATATTCTCGGTTGCGAGTATCGCCACCCTATGGACACTGACCCAGGTTGGGACGGCCTCGGTTGCTATAGCACCTGGAGAAAGTTTTACGTGGTGGTCGAGCTACCCCACCCCTGGCACCGCCACCGACGGCGCGTGGGGAGTGGACGCATGGACTACACCGGCAGCCACTACCGACTACACGTTTAACAGCGCAGCCGGTGGCGGTGGCACCAACATCACTGGGAGCATGGGGCTGGCTGCTACTAAATTCGGCAACGCGATGAAATTGGTATTTACCAATAATCACGCGAGTTTAACCGCTTATGTCCAGACTCTGCAGGCTCGGGGAACCGCCATTACCAGTGGCGACCCCATCACGATACGCGAAGAAGACACGACTAGTCAGACCACATATAACACCGAGCGCGAATGGCCAGCCAAGACTGAATACATCCCCACGACTCAAGAGGCTTACGACTGGGCTAAGTTTAATCTGAGCATATATAAGGACCCCATCCCTATGCTGCGTATGACCATCGACGCCAACAGGGACCAAAATATGTTGGACGAAATGATAGACCGGGAGATTGGGGACAGGGTGACGGTGGTGGCCCAGAATACGGCAGACCTGGATATCAATCGGGACTTCTTTGTGGAGGCAATCGAGCATGATATAAGGTCCGACCGTTATCATCAAGTGCGGTATCTCCTATCAGATGCCGAACAATTTTCCGATTGGTGGGTATGGGGAACTTCTAAATGGGGAACTACTACAAGGTGGGCGTATTAGCATGGCGATTCACCCGTTACCAGCGATGCAACTAGCCGAAGAGTTGAAACGACCTATTCAACATGAGGATTATCACGAGGGAGTAGAAGTACGTGAGTTCATGGCAGGTCTATTTACGAGAATGTTAAGACGGGCAGCACCTTCTAAAGTATCTTCTATGCCTGTATTCGCGCGGTTGGACGCTGGCCGGTGGATAGCTGATTGCCCAATGGGTTGTAATGGCGCGGAAATGGTAACTACGGTGGATCCGATATTCTTATGTCTATCGTGCGGCTGTGGCGATATGTGGTGGCCGGTGGAGTTCCCGCCTAACAAAATGGCATTGGAGAATAATTTAAAGCGGCGGGTAGATGTCCAGGGTTGGGCTTGGAATCTTGGGGAAACCATCGCTGATTTGAACCGCGAAGTGGTGGCGCGTGGACTTGAAATGAGGCTAGACTAATGGCTTACACAGCAGTCCCGACAATCACCACAGGGGACGTGGCTACGGCAGCTTGGGGGAACACATATATCAAGGACAACTTCGC